TGTCCAGTCGACCACAGCTGGGCCGACCAGCATCCCTACGACCTGCCGGAGGTAGCTTAACATGTACAGCATCCAACGCAGCATCGAGATCGACGCGGGCCATCGAGTGCCCACCCACGGGTCTAAGTGCAAGGCCCCGCATGGGCACCGCTATGGGATTACCGCTGAGGTCGCTACGGACGGCTCCCTGCCTTCTGACGGCCAGGAAGCCGGTATGGTAATGGACTTCGGGTTCTTGAAGGAGGAAATGGTCAGCCAGATCCACGACGCCTGCGACCACGCATTCTTGGTCTATGCCGACGACCCCATGCTGTACCACCTGCTGGGGTATCTGCGGCCGGAGCAGGCCATCGCTAGCCTAGCTCATGAGGTGCGCACGGAAAATAAACCGATGCCCATACGGGAGAGCTACCTCCACCTGTACGTGCTGCCCAAGATACCGACCGCCGAGAACCTGGCCGAGATGTGGTTTAAGCGGTTGGCTCCAAGGGTGCTGAACCGCACGGACGGCCGCGCCTGGCTGGCCCAGCTTCAGGTGCGGGAGACGCCGAATAGCATCGCCTTGTACCCGGCTGACAAATCGGAGGGCTAACCATGTCTGGACACAATGACGTCACCGTAACCGAACTCGAGGAAGCCAAGGCCGAGGCCGAACGGGAAATCCTGCGAGCCATCCGTGACAGCGTCCGGCAGTTCAGCGAGCAGACCGGGGTGCCGGTGGCCGACGTCACCGTGGCTACCGTGGATACCCGAAGTCATGGTGGACCGCGGTCGTTCCAGGTTGCGAATGTGAGCCTGGACCTGAACCTGGATGGGGGCTGAGATGGGGGTGACGACCGATTATCGCCCGCAAACCCTGGACGAGGTCTACGGAAATGAGGGTACAGTGGCCACGATTCGGTCGCTCCTGGGCCGGGAGGACCCACCCCATTCCTGGCTAATGTACGGCCCTACAGGTGCGGGCAAGACTACCCTTGGTCGGATTGTGGCCGGGGAGCTTGGGGCCAACGGGGACGACTACCGGGAGGTGGATACCGCCGACTTCCGGGGGATCGAGATGGTGCGGGAGATGCGGAAGCAATCCCGCTTCGCCCCACTGGAAGGGGGTTCCCGGGTCTGGCTGTTGGATGAATGTCACAAGTTGTCCAACGATGCCCAGAATGCCTTGCTCAAGGCCCTGGAAGACCCCCCGGACCATGTCTATTACATCCTGTGCACCACTGACCCCCAGAAGCTGCTGCCTACCATCCGGGGGCGCTGTACCCAGCACCAAGTGGCCCCGCTCCCGGAGCGGGCCATGCGGAAGTTGGTCCGCACCGTAGCCAGTGCTCAGGGGGAGAAGCTGGGCAAGGAAGTCATCCAGCAGGTGGTGGAGACTAGCCAGGGCCTCCCCCGTGACGGCCTACAGGTACTGGACAAGGTGCTGGCTGCCGATGCGGATACCCGCATGGAGGTCGCTCAGCAGCGGGCCGACCAGCAAGCCCAGGCCATCGAGCTGGCCCGCGCCATGCTGCAGGGGGCTGGGTGGAAGAAGGTGCGCAACATACTCAACGACCTGAAGGACGAGGACCCGGAAGCTATCCGCCGCCAGGTGCTGGGCTACTACTCGTCGGTACTGCTGGGTGGGGAGAACGACGGAGCGGCGGGGGTGATGGAAGAGTTTACCGAGCCGTTCTACAATAACGGGTTCCCCGGTTTGGTGTTTGCGTGCTATTCAGCGGTCAAGGGGGAATAACCCTGACGCGGTACGGGTCCTACGGGTATTATAGGGCACGAGGAGGGTCTTATGAGCGAAGAATTGGATTATCAACAGGACATGGCCATCGACGAAACGGCCTTGGATGTGGAGTGGCTGGAGCAGGCGGAGCTGGCCACCAGCTATGGCCGGCATGTAGCTGAGCTGCGGCGCGAGGTCAACCGGCTGGAAGAGCAGAAGAAGATTACCCGTTCGGAGCTGATTCAGGAGGCCAATGAAGACCCGCAAGGCACCATCGGCAAGGACAAACCCAACGCGGCGGACATCGAAGCCTATTACCGCCGGAGCAAGAAATACCAGGAGGTGGTGGACGACCTGAATGAGGCCCAGTACGAGTTGGAGCTCGCGGAGGTGGCGAAAAACGAGATCGCCTTTACCCGGAAGGCGGCCCTGGAAAACTTGGTACGGCTCCATGGCCAGCAATACTTCGCCGGCCCCTCGGTCCCCCGTGACCTGTCCAAGGAGCGGCAACAACAAGCCAAGCAGAAGGCATCCAACGCCAGAGTGAAAACCAGCAGTCGGAGGCGTCGGTCGAAATGACCACTACTACCCTTATTATCGCGGTGGTGGTAGCCGCGCTCCTACCTCTCTACCTGTATAGCGTGGCCTACTCCATAAGTTACGGTGCGGCAACTGGGCGCTTTGTCGCCCTGGCCCGATTCGCCAAGTCCCATACGGATGCCCAGGAGGACCAGAATGGCTAAGAAGAAGCAATCTAAGTTCAAGAGCAAGGTCTCCCAGAATACCCACAAGCAGCAGACCCAGGGTTCCCAGTATGGCTACCTGAACCTGCCACGGGGCGTCAACGTCTTTAAGGAGGTTCCGGGTGGTCGCATCCGGTTGGATTTCCTGCCCTACGAGGTTACCGATCCCAACCACCCGGACCGCGATGATGATAACGAGATTGCGACTCCGGGCGAGCTGTGGTACAAGCGGCCCTACTACCTCCACCGTAACGTCGGGGCCGGGAACGATGCCGCGGTCTGTCCGTCCAGCCTGGGTAAGAAGTGCCCCATCTGCGATTACCGCGCCCGCCGGATGAAGGAGGGTGCTAGCTACCAAGATGACGAGATTAAGGCCCTGCGTGCTTCCTTGCGCAACCTGTACGTGGTGGTCCCCCTGGATTCTAAGGACCACGACGAGACCCCCCACATCTGGGATATTAGCCAGTTCCTGTTCCAACAAAAGCTGAACGACGAGATCGAGGAAGACGAGGCCAATGGTGCCTTCCCGGACCCGGACGAGGGCCTGACGCTGAAAATCCGGTTCTCCGAAGAGAAGCTGGGGCAGAACACCTTCGCCGACACCTCCCGGATTGATTTCGAGGAACGGGAGGAAGGGTATGGGGACGAGACCTTGGATAAGGTGCCCAACCTGGATGAAGTGCTCAGCGTGATGACCTACGGCCAACTCGAAGCCAAGTTCTTCGAGCTGGAGGACGAGCCGGAAGATGAAGGTGAGTCGGGCCCGCCCTTCGATCCGGATGACGAAGACGACGAGGAAGAAAACGAGCCGCCCAAGAAGTCCCGGCGTCGCAAGAAGTCGGCGGAGCCTGCGTCTTCCAAGAAGTCCCGGCGGCGCAAGAAGGCCGAACCCGAGGAAGATGACGACGACGGGGACGACGAGGAAGAAGACGACGAGGACGAAATGGACAAGCTCCAGAAGGAGCAGGATCGGGACCTGGGTCAGGAGGATGACGACGACGGGGACGACGAGGAAGAAGACGAGCCGCCCAAGAAGTCCCGGCGCCGCAAGAAGGCCGAACCCGAGGAAGACGAAGGCAAGTCCTCCGCCAAGAAGTCTAGTCGCCGTAAGAAGAAAGACAAGGAGGACGATGGCGATAAATGCCCCCATGGCCACCGCTTCGGCGTTGACACCGACGAGTATGACGAGTGCGATTCCTGTGAGCTGTGGGATGAATGCATGGATGCCATGGAGAGCGCGGAGGGCTCCTGATGTCCCTGCGTAGGAAGTTGAATAAGTTATTCCCGGCCAAGGGTCTGGAGTTGCCGGAGGACAACAAGGTGGTGTCCTTCCGGCTACCGGGCCCCCTGGCCCGTACGGTCTCCTTGCTGGCGGTGGAGCGGGGGCTGACTCAATCAGCACTCATCCGTCGGGTACTGGAAGCTCATGTATCGCAACAGGGAGTGGGTGGTCACACGGACGATATGGTGCGGCACTGGATCGCCCAGCGTGCTTACCAGGAATGGTACCGGATGTTTTATGACCGGGTAGCGACTGATTACCCAGGCTGGCGCCTTCCTTCCCAGGTCGAGTCGCAGTTCCAGAAATATTTATTCCAACTCGACAAGATGCTGCATCGGCGCCATTTACACCCGGATGATGTGGACGTAATAGTGGATACCGTGGCCCAGATGTGGAGGGAGGAAGACCATGGCACGCCGACGCACCACCAGTAAGGTGAGCGAGCAGGTGAAAGCCAGCGCCGAGAAGGGCGCAGCCGAGAAGCAGAAGCCGA